AGAACATGTTCAGTTCAGCAAGCGTACCAATGTTCTTGGATAAATCTGCCTCTGATAACTTCTTACCTACGTACTTATTCATCTCCGTTTCTGTCGGAGAACGACCAGCCAATTCTTCATAGACTCGGCGAATATCACCTTCTTCCATGATCTTCTTGGTGGTATCTAAGCCTGGAGCTTTAGAAAGTTTGCTGTAAGTAGGTGTAACTTTTTCAGGAACATAGTTGCCACTCTTAGGGTCGTAGACAACCTTGCCTTGTTTAGCAAGAGTAAGCTCGCCTTCCAATGTCTTAATTTGTTTTTGTTGTTCGGAACTAAGATTTTTAACATTTCCGTATACTTGTTGCGATGGGTTGTTTTTAATTGCATCTATTTTTGCTTGAATGGCAGACGCATCACCAGAAGCTTGTGCTGTTTTTTGATCATAGCCACGAGCTTGCAAACCTTGTGTACGTTTAGTCTGATCTCTAAATGCACCAATACCAGAATCTTTGTATTCCTGAGCGCGGTTAAAATCACCAGCCTCTTTGTCATACACCTCTTGCGCACGAGAAACCAAGCTGCCGATGCCAGTTTTCTTAGCTGCATCTAAAGCCGCTTTAGCCTTTTCCATCTCAGACTTCTGCTTACCCAAACCTGTATCGTAGGCTTTTGTTAATGCAGATAGATCATCACCCTTAACATCACCAGATGCTTCTGTGTATCCAGCTTTGAATACAGATGTGTCAAAGTTGCGTAAAGCTTGGCGCTCTTTTATTTCAGCATCAAGTTCTTTTACACGATTGGTGTACTCATTCGTTGTTTCTTTAAACGCATTGTTTTGATCTGTTTGAATTCCTTTTAATTCACTTGAACGACCTGATTGCCATTCTTTAAGCTCACGTTGCATACGAGCTTTTGCTTCTTTGTCTTTTTCACCAGCAATATCTTTTTGCTTTTGCTTTAACTCGTTTTGTGTTTCTTTGTTGAAACCGTTAATTCTGTCTGTGTATTCTTTCTTTAACTCAGCTGTACGTTTGTCAGACTCAGCCTTTGCTCTAGCTTTGTCAGCAGCACGTTCTTTTGCAAACGCAGCATATTCTTTAGCCGCATTCTCTTCGTTAATTTGTGCTTCTGATTTAGGAGCGGGTGCTGCTTTACCACCCTTCTTTAGCGCAACAATCCCGCCGCTAGCAAGTTTCTGCTCACCAGTGTAAGGATCTACGTTCTGATATCCATCAGGCTGGAATACGTTCTGTGAAATAGGATTGTTCTTAGGTACAGCATATCCATAAGGCTTGAGATTAGCCATAGGATAGTTAGTGTTTGCGCCAACAGTATTCTGTTGGGACATGTTCTCTACTGGCAAATTAGCCAAGCCGCCATCTGCAAAGTACAGGCGCTCGGACGAACCACCAGGCGCACGAGCAGACGGGTTGTAGACAGGCGTACCACCTAACTGCATCTGGCTAGCTGCTTGTGCTTCTTTCTTCTTGCGCTCTTCTTCCATAAGGAATGGAGCCATAGCCGCTAAGTAATTTGTTTTGTTATCTTTGATGAAGTCAGGATTCATTAGCTTGGCAAAATCCATACCGCCAAACATACCTTTAGATTTGGCTGCTTGTTCTATAGCTGCACTAGGAGTTGCTTGTGCTGCTTGTTGAGCAAATGCGCGTTGCTGGGCTATTTGGTTTAAATCTAATGGAGCTGGAGTGCTAGTGGGAACTGCTCCGCCAAATGCCGGAGCAACAGGAGCTGCAGATGGAGCAGCAACTGGAGCTATGTTTTGCATTCCAAAAGGTGTCATTGTTTGTGATGCGCCAGTAGCTGCGGCAGCAGGGGCAGCAGCGGCAGCGGCAGCAGCCGGAGATCCAGCTAAACCTGCGCTTGTTAAAGCTTGTCCTGCACCCACGGCTGCGGGCACGGCTGAACCAGCGGCACCAGCAGCACCGGCAGCAGCAGCTCCAGCACCTATACCAGCACCCAGTCCAGCACCACCATACGCTCCTAAACCAGCTAACAAACCATTCTTCAAACTTCCTGTAGCAACAGCAGTAGCTCCACCTACCATCATTGCAGCCATAGGAGCGCCGACACCAGTAGCTGTCAAAGCTGCTCCAGCAATCATTGGAAGAATAGATGATAAGAACCCTGCCTCTGGCAATCCAGTCTGAGGGTTAGTAGTCAACGAACCACCGTGTGCCATAGCCAAGGACTGTAATCCGTTGACCTCACCTGGGGTCATGTGTACGAGTACCTTGTCCTCGCCTCTGCCAGCAGTTTGAAGATGGTTAGCTAGTGTGTGCAGGCTCATGTTAAGACACCTTTATCTTTAATGCAGTTGTTGCAACGTCATAATAGACATCGCCTATTCGTAATTTACCAGCCGCTTCATCTACGCTAGTAGCAAAGCTGACCACAGTATTTCCAGTGGTTGGATCCGTCGCGCTAAAATTTAACGCCGCTATAACAGTATTGCCAGTTCTTTGTGCCGACCCAGCACTTATACCTGGTGTATCCAACTGCGCAAAGTACAGGCGCAAAACATTGTTCAATTGGTCTTGATAAGCTCGGCTATATTCTACCGGAGCTATTGGCAAAGCTGGCGATTTTGTGGTACCGGTACTCATCGACGTCCATCCGGTCTGATGTCAATTCTTGGCGCGCCTAATTGCCACTGACATCCCAACTGATCTGAGCTGATCTTAAAGGCCATTTGGCGACCGCGCAGTCTTGTATACACAATCTGAGTAAACTCCTGCACGTTGTAGTTTTTCACCGTGTTGTAGGACTGTGCTGACTGTACTGTCGGCGTATCTGCCGTGCCATAAGGAGCGCCAGGATTCTGTCGTGGACGCAGGCTAAATGTTACCTGCGGTTTATCAGGAGATGATGTAGTTGATCCGTCAAACGTAATGTCAGGAATCATTCTCCAGACAAAGCCAAAGTTGTGACCGTCACCAATATCAAAGTCAGATGACTGGATAAATGAAGTAATAGGTAATATTGTGCCGTTTACCTCGACGTTATTAGTACCGCTCTCGTGGTACACAATTGTCTGGCTGTAGGTTGCGCCCATAGGAAACTCGCGCAGCGGGCTGTCTGACCAAGCAGTTCTTCCTAGATTTCCGTAGTACCAAACTTGATCCAGATAGTTGTATATGACATAACGGTCAATAACATCTGAATTAGCCGAGCAGTAATACCACCAGACCTCACTAAATCCTTCGTTCGTGCCAGCAAAAAACTGATAGCTCTGCTGCAAATTGATATTGCCAAACACGTATTGTCGGAGTGAACATGGAAGAGTTTCCACTCGACCGGTGTACACGTAGAACTTATCCACACCCATCCAATAAGTCAGGTTGTTAGCAGTTGCTACCGCGTTCGGGCCGACAATAGATATATTGTCAGACAGGATGTTAAATCCCCAGACAAATGGTGGGCCAAGATACTGCATAGAAAACAGCGCAGCATCTGTGAATACCAGTATTTCCTGACGAGTTTGCTGGGCGGTAATGATGGTAGATCCGCTAGACAAACGGAAGCTACCGGCCTGATTAGTAATAGCTGGAGTCCATGTTTGGTAGTCTTCTTGCGCAGACCAACGGATTAACAGTGGGTCTTGAATAGTTTCGTTGTAATCATTAACGCCAAACGTAAGTACAAACCGCGACGCATCTGACACCATTACAAAGTTACAAACAGAAGGACAACTAGCATCTGTATCGTATACACCAGAGCTATTAGGTGATAGTAGTTTTGCCCTGTCAGCGAACTGTAAGTTGCCCGATCCGCTGTAGTCTGGCACCCATAAATATAGCGCCCCGCCGCGAGGATTGATAATCAGGTACTCACCGTAGTTAGTCTCTGACCACAGACGAGGTTGTTCTGCAATACCATACGCAGAAGACTGACCCCAGCTCGTAAACGTAGCAGCGTTGTACACAGCCGTATTTGCAGGAAATGCTGTAGCGATAGTCCCACTAGCACCACGACTTGCGCCGGTAAAGGATGTGGAAGTATTTCCAGTGTACGTAGTTAACTCGCTCGTACCAAGCATCAATGTGCCGGTAGCATTGGCAAACCCAGTAGTGGATGTGACAGAGATTGTCGTATTACTTGTATCTAAGGCAAGACTTAATTTAGTCTGAGCTGTGCCGTAGACAAATCCGCCCCACAGACCTGCGCCCCAGCCAGTTAAGTAACCAAACGTAGCCAAGCCGACGTTAATCTGATATGCAGCCGTTACCGTTCCGCCGCCAGTAGAAGATGCGTTAGCCGCAGTGGCAGCAGTAATTTGGTACGAGTTAGTGTCAACATTGAACATTTCGTATTCATTGTTGAGATCTAATCCTGCTACAGCATTAGCTCCAGAAAATGTAACGTAGTCACCGTTAATGCCGCCGTGACCAGCATCAGTAACAGTTACTACAGCAGAGCCACTTATGGTGGTAAAGGGGTCGGTTAGTACCGCTGTTTCGCGGATAGGCGTGATGTCGTTATAAACACCACCGCTCTCAACATAATATTTGACGTTCGTGCCTACGCCTAGCAGGTTGTACCCGCGCAGAGTTACATAGTTCCAAAGAGAACGAGCTACACCAAGATATGTATTGCTGGATATAGGAGTCCATCCGCCAATCTTTTGTGGATAGCCTGAACGAAACCTAATCTTATCGCACTCAAACCAACCACCTTCGTTAGCAAGCGTGGTTCCTTCTCTGTTAACGCCTGGTCTGAGTTGCAGTTTCTGTAATGGCATTTTTATCCACCTGACTTGTAAGGGCGTGTACCCTGCTTGTCGATAATCAGCGCCATCTTCCTTGGTTTAGCATCTTTCGTATTTACGATGCTTACATGCGTCCAGCCCCCACCGCGTACCGGGTCTGAGAATTCGCGAATCACCTGATCGTATGGCAATGCTGACGCTATGATACGCTTAACCACCTGCTCTGGCACCATACCAGCTACACGAATATCGGCGGCTGTACCGTGGCAATGTTGGCTAGTTTTTGACCCTTTAATTGCTGCGTTTACCTCGGGACTGCGGTACGCAGAGTTGATGCTAATTGGTTTGCCAAGCACAGCGCGAAGCGCTTCTAAAAAAGCTGCCAGCCGACGCAAGTTTAGCAAGTGGTCGTTTTCTGGAGTGTTGTCTAACCCGTGTCTTGCGGCATAGTCGCTGACAGTCAACTCCTCCAACGTAAAGTTGGGCGAGAGTTTCATTTCTTTAGTAGCTCCTTGGTCTTATCTTTACTGCTCTGGCTAGAACCAAAGAAAAAGTTCAGCACAGTTGCTACCACCGTACCAAGCAGGAAACCAAGAATAGTGTCTACAAACCGTACGTTTTTCTCAGGGATGTCAGCCACCGTAATCAAAATAATGTAACCCACCGCAAAGACTGACCAGAAAGCGGCAAGGATATACACGAACCGGCGCACCCACGGATCAGCATTGTCCATCGCTTTTTCCTGCATGTCCCGCGCATCCTGCGTGTTCTTGAGATCAATCTCTGCCATGAACTCCGCGTGCTTCATTGCCGCCATCTGAATGTCAGCCAGCTTGCTATCGTCTAATAAACCGTCAGCGTTGGGTTCTAGTTTGATACCCAGCTTCTCTTCGACTTGTTCTAAGCCTTTATCAAGAACAGAGTCAGCAACTTTCTGAAGTCCAGCACCGGCTAGTTGCGCCAGAATAGGGGCAAGTAATGGAATCATTATTTACTCTCCGCCACAACTTTATCGTCACCGCGCTTAACAGTAACTTTTCCATCCTCAACGTCTACCTGCATAGAAGGCTCTTTACGATCTAGCTTGTCCAACTTGTCAATTAGCTGCTTCATGACCTCAAACTCAGGCTTGTCCTGCTTTGGCGTAGCTCCGGCGATGCTGTTTAACATCGAAATCAAAGCTGTAAGAGATGCACCAAGCAGCCCCATAACCGCAGCCATCTTGCTCTCTTCTAACCATAAACTAGCAAGGACACCAATTACTACAATAGTTACAATAGATGCAAGACCAAACTTGCCAATAGCCTTACCAGCTACCTCTTTTGCAGGGGAAGTTGCCTCCAGCTTGGCAAGCTCAACCTCTGCTTCTAGTTTTACTTTTTGCAGTTCAGCGTCCATCACTCACCTCAAGCGGCTTGTTGTGCTACCCACGAGGTCGTAGTCTCATCCCATGAGTACATGCCATCAGTAGGCATATCCACCGGCGCTTTCCACTGGCAGGTATCTTCATTCAACACCCAGCTTGCAAATGGCTTAGGTGGAATAAACGCATCACGCTGCTCGTCAAAGGTATAACCCTGACCTGCGTAGTTTTTGCGCTTGTTGCCGTTGTAGCTGGTCTGCACCCAACGACCGCCAAGAATGCGCTCGCAGAAAGCAGCGCCGATATATTCTTTCTCAACACCATTAGCGTCAGCGGTATCTTTGTTATCTACAACGATAACTTGTTCCACCACGTTGCCTGCACCAAGTTTAGCGAAATGCGCCATTACTCTTCTCCTAAATGTAATCCAGTCAAACTTTCATCTGACCCTATGTAACCTTTAACAAAGGTATTAAACGAAATACTGATGCGGGTTCCGTCTCCCTGCTTAGTTTGAACCATGTGCGTAAGATTAGACGGGAAGATAATTAAGTCCCCTGCACCTGTTTCATACCACCAACTTTCACTGTTCCATACATTCCACTTTTCAGTCGGAAACTTTATACGTTCGTATCCGTCTTTGTAGAAATAAATTCTGTCTGTCTCTCTGTTCGCCTGCGGGTAAAACACACCAGAAATAATGCTGTTGGGATGAGCATGTTTGTGGTGATACTGCCCTGGCTCAGTGTAGTTAGACCACGACTGCGTGATATATGGAGTGACGTTATTCTTAGGCTCAATGACTGTCTTAAAGTAGTCAGTCATCGCGTCTTCTATAAACTCACGAATGTCTGTCATCTCTACACATTCAAGTAGTTTTCTATTCTCACTGGTCGTATTACCTTCGTTGGGGTAACGAACCTGACCAATGATGAACTCCAACTCACGGGCGGTAAGATCACGACCGAGCTTGGCAAAACCTACGGCTGTGGGGAACAGGTTAGTAATGTTCATCCGTTCACCGCTAAATCATATTCACGCTGCGTACCCAACAATTTTTCTTTTTGCTCCTGAGTCCAGACTGTGTTGATGCTGTCCTCAAACGCTTTAATCTTGTCCATCGTCTCGTGTACTTCTTCTATGGTCGGGCAAGGGCGTGGGTCTTCCCAAACACTAAAAAAGTTATTCGTTATTTCCCATCGCGCACCCGGACGTAGCAGGTGCATCGCAGTATCAATCCCGTACATTTGATAAATTTTAGATTCCACGCCTTCTCCTTATGAGTTTAGTTTAAGAATAACTATGCCTGAGCCGCCTGTTGCTCCTGTTGCCGACCCACTTGATCCGCCACCTCCACCTCCTGTATTAATAGTTCCAACAACCCCCGATCCTGAGGCTGGCGGAGTTGAGGCTGCGCCAGCGCCGCCGCCGCCAGATCCTCCAATACTTTGTGTCCCTGGAGAATCTACAGCGCCACCACCGCCACCAGCATAAATTATAGAAGTTCCAGTAATTGTTGACGCAGTACCATTTCCACCATTACCTCCAGAAGTAGTGCTAGCATTTGACCCATTTAAAGAAGATCCTCCGCCGCCTGCCGCTCCAAAATTAGGTGACCCAGCTCCATTACCACCATTATTTCCTTGACTTGGTGATGTAGCAGGAGTGTTACCGGCACCTCCAATACCGTTGGTGCTTCCGCCGCCTCCACCAGAACCACCACTTAAACCATCTCTTCCTGGTGTTGCACCACTACCACCACCACCGCCCCCAGTAGAAGTAATTGTAGAAAATACAGAATTAGTTCCGTTTGATCCTTTAGTTGGCGATGCTCCTCCTATACCGCCTGCACCAACAGTTATTGAATATGTAAAACCAGAAGTTATTGGAAATGAAGCACCTGCTCTTAAACCTCCAGCTCCACCGCCACCACCATTACCACCACCGCCACCGCCTCCACCAGCTACAACCAGATAATCCACACTTGTCACGCCCGGAGGAGCAGTCCAACTACCAGATGCTTGGAATGTAATTACACCTGTCTGTGGGGCTAGGTATTTGATAATGACAATACCGCTGCCGCCTGCACCGCCTGCGCCTACAGTATGCGTAGAGCCACCACCGCCACCGCCAGTATTTGCGCCAGCAGCGCCGCCAGTAGCACTTGTTCCAGTACCACCATTAGCTCCCGGATTTAATGCATTCCCACCGCCAGTTCCACCAGTAGCGCCTGCTCCACCACCGCCGCCACCAGCACCACCATTACCGCCCGGCCCATTTGCTCCATTATTAGCGCCACCACCTCCTCCTCCGCTGTACGTAAGGCTACTTCCACTTAATGTAGACGCGGTTCCAGCACCTCCAGCACCCCCAGCACTACTTGGGTTTGCAACAGCATTGCCGCCAGCAGCACTAGCACCGCCACCACCGCCGCCGTTATAATCAGAACCATCAATTCCAGTTCTTATTCCTGTGCCGCCATTGTTTCCCTGTCTTGGTGATGTTGATGGCGTATTACCAGTACCACCTGCTGTAGTTCCTCCGGGGTTGTTAGCTCCACCGCCGCCGCCTGAACCACCATTAGAACCTACGGTGTTAAAAACCCCTCCTGCACCGCCGCCATTGGATGTAATTGACGAAAATATTGAATTTCCACCATTTATATTTTGCGCTCCACCAGCACCAACAGTAATTGTGTATGTTGTTCCAGCGGTAACGCTAAATGCTGTACCTGTGCGAAAGCCGCCAGCACCTCCACCACCGCCACCACCGTTGTTTGGGGGGCCGCCACCACCTCCACCACCAGCACCAGCAGCCACTACCAGATAATCCACCTGCGACACACCATCAGGACATGTCCACGAGCCTGTAGCTGTAAATGATTGTATGACCGTGTTAGTAGGTATGCCAGGCCATGCGCCAGCTTTGATAGCTTGCAGAGCCTGCTGTAGAGTCCAAATGCCCGATGCCTGCGTAGTCGATGGCAGCTTCGGGCTTTCAGTAATTATTCGACCAAGATAATTCATCGTTTACCTTATTGATTGCACTTGATGATTACAATACCAGAGCCGCCTGTGCCTCCGGGCAAACCTATTGGCCCATCGGCCTGTCCTCCGCCACCACCACCTCCGCCAGTATTTGCAGTTCCGTTTGAAGCGGGTGGAGATGCAGATACTCCAGATGCAGATCCTCCACTACCGCCACCACCAGATCCGCCAGTTCCAATAGGATTAGTCACAAAACCTGCGCCACCACCACCGCCAGCATAAATTGTGCTAGTGCCTGTAATAGTAGATGCTGTTCCAGCACCGCCATTTCCGCCTTTTCCAGAAGCATCTACACCATTAGATCCAGCGCCACCTCCGCCTCCACCACCATAATTGGGGTTTGCATTTTGTCCACTACCACCTTTGCTACCTTCTGCTGGTGTATAACCACCAAGATTTCCATTTCCGCCAGCACCGGCAGGATTATTTGCTCCATCACCACCACCACCAGATCCGCCATTACCACCAACAGCAACATTTAAACTTCCACCTCCACCGCCACCAGTTGAGCTTATGGTAGAAAAAACTGAATTAGAACCAGAAACGCCACGGGCAGAATCATTGGTAGATCCAGCCCCACCAGCGCCTACAGTAATGGTATAAGTTGTGCCGGCCGTTATAGAAAGAGCAGATCCAGTTCTAAAACCGCCAGCTCCACCACCACCAGCAATACGTTGACCACCACCGCCACCGCCAGCAACTACCAAGTAGTCCACAGAAGTAACGCCGACAGGAGCAGTCCATGTGGCAGTTGAGTTGAATATAAATGTACTTTGGTTAGGAGCTATGTAGCGGATAATGACTATGCCTGATCCGCCATTAGCCTGCCCGCCCGCGCCGCCTCCGGTGTTAGTTACGCCATTACTACCAAGGCCATTTCCTCCACCTCCAATACCACCAATACCCGTAATGCCGCCGGGGCCTTGCACACCTCCTCCACCGCCAGCATAAAATGTAGAGACTCCGGTAAGTGCA